CAGCTTCGGTTGCCCCTTTCTTTTTTATTATAATGTGTTATTCTGATGTCATCCCTGACAGTCGCATGGTGTGACTGACACTAGCCAAGACAGGAGAATCATATGGCTAACACTACTTTTAACGGTCCCGTCCGTTCCGAAAACGGTTTTAAAAACGTTATTAAAAGCTCTACAACTGGTGAGCTTACCAGTGAGATGACTCTATCTGTATACACCGCAACAGTTACTGTTGCTAATGGTGCAACAACAGGTAAAGAGGCTGCAATTGGTATTCCTTCAAACTTTATTCCTATGGGTGTTATGATTGCTGTAACTACTGCAGCAGCAAACGCTGTAAACCTTGTTGATATTGGCACAGACGCAGATACAGACGGCTTTGTTGATGGTATAACTGCGGCTGTAAACAGCACTGGTTTTAAAGGGTTTTTCCCATGTAACGGTGTTTTAGGTATGTCAGGCGGCACAACAACTGCCGCAACTGCTACCGCAGATGAGGTTGAAATTGTATTTTCTGGTGATCCCGGTGGTGATACTGTCGTAGTTATGAAGTTCATAGGTATTTCTAGCTCTTCAGACGCTTCTTAATAGGAGGCTAAAATGGCAGGACCAGTAAAAGCCTTTAATCACGATCAAGGAGCTTCTGCAGCACTTATAGGACCATCACGTTCTAGAATAAGACAGATTGTAATATTTGCGGCTGCAACAGGCGCTGTTACCATAAAAAATGGTAGCGCATCTGGAGATGATTTGATTGTGCAAAGCTTTCCAGCAGGATTGCATCATTTAAATATTCCAGACGATGGAATTATAGCTACAGATGGTGCGTTTGTTTCGGCCTTCACAGGCTCTGGCAACAAGCTAACGATCTTTCTATCATAGGAGGTTACTTTGGCTTCTAAAACAAAGTCAAAAGGTAAAATGCCTGCTAGAAACAAAAAAAATTTCCGCCCTACTAAAAAGGGGGCGGGAATGACCAAAGCAGGTGTCGCTGCTTACAGGCGTAAAAATCCCGGTTCTAAACTGCAAACAGCAGTGACTGGCAAGGTAAAGCCCGGAAGTAAAGCAGCTAAGAGGCGTAAGTCATTTTGCGCTAGATCTGCAGGTCAAATGAAGAAATTTCCTAAGGCAGCAAAAGATCCTAACAGTCGTTTACGACAGGCTAGAAAGAGATGGAAATGTTAGAGAAGAAGGCAATGATTGCTGTTACTGTAGCCGCGTTAGGTATTATTGGTACTATTTCTTACAGTTGGGCAGCTTGGGCTACTGAAACTCTTATTGCAGTTGATAAGAGAACAGAAGTCATGGCGGCTCAAATAGAGTTTATAAAAGTTGAAATGGAGAGAACTTATGGCAATGTCCAGAAGTCAAATGAGCAAGCAAGTTACCAAGCCCGGTGGTAAGCTTAAAGGCGTACCAAAAGGTTTAACTTATTTTAAAAAGGGTGGTGCAGCCTCGAAAAAATCAAAAGGTAGTAAAATTTGTCCTGCTGGTAAAGCTTGGGCAAAAAGAACTTTTGACACATACCCAAGTGCTTATGCTAATATGGCGGCATCTAAATACTGCAAAGATCCTAATTATGCTAAAGGTGCTAAAGGAAAGAAGAAAAAGAAATGATAAATAAAAAGAAAAAAGCTGCTGTAAAAAAAGTAATTAAAGGTCTTAAAAAGGCTTCTCGACTACACGCAGGGCAAGCAAAAAGTTTAAAAAAAGTTATTGGTTCTGGTAAGAAAAAGAAGAAAAAGTAATGGGTGCGCTTAAAGATTGGGTCAAGCAGGACTGGGTTCGGATTGGCACAGATGGTAAAATAAAAGGTAAATGTGGTACTTCTAAAGATAAGAAGAACCCAGATAGATGTTTGCCTCGCAAAAAAGCTCAAAGTCTTTCAAAAGCAGAAAGAGCTAAGACTGCTCGTAAGAAAAAAGCAGCAGGCGCAAAGGGTAAAACTGTTGTTTCTAATACAAAAAAAGCAAAGGTTAGAAATATGAGCCTTGGCGGTGTTGCAGAGACACAATCTAAAAGAAAATTTAGGGGTAAAAAGATACCCGGAACCGCTGTTGCCAGAGGTTGTGGTATGGTGATGGCAAACAAAAGAAAGCGCACAAAAGGCGCTGTTAGACAGTCATAAGGAGATAATCATGGCTATGAAGAAGAAAGGATACCGTAAAGGCGGTAAAGTTAAGAAAATGTCAAAAGGCGGTGCTGCTGGCGGTAGAATGAGAAGAATGTCAAAAGGCGGAGCCGCTGGTGGTAAAAAGGTAAGAAGAATGTCCAAAGGTGGAGCTGCTGGCGGTAAGAAAATGACCGTTGCACAGCTTCGCACTGCTGCGAAAAATTTAGGATATAAAGTAACTAAAGCTTAATGTCTTATTTATACAGCAACGTTCCTTATTTTAAGGCATGGGTTCGCCGTGAATATACTCACAACCACGAGGATTATCACGGCGAATTTCTTCATGCTATGGTTATCGGTGTTACGTCTATGCCTAATAGATGTTTAAGTTTCCAAGTTATGTTTACTGGAAATGAAGCCGAGGGCGAGGAAGAGGATACAGTACATGGCGGTGCAATGTGGGCAAGAATGCCTATAACTGCTTTGGTAGCTGATATGCCTTTAGAAGAATGGCCTGAACCAATGAATACATATGACGCTCAACCTTGGGATTGCTCATCTTACCATCACGCAGTTTATGTGATGGATAGAGCTACACCATGTCCTTGGTTGGCGAAGATAGATAGTGATTTTTTTCCTGCAAAATACCTATTTACAGTAGACTATGCTGAGTCAGAAATAGCTGATGACCCAGCGCAACACAAACAAAGTCATGTTTTACAATTACTTGATGCTGGGGAGTGGACTGGTAACATTGTTGCGTTACCAAACAATCGAGTAAGAGTAACGCATCCCGCTTGGTTTGAAACTGGTGAGGGAGCGCCACATTTCAAACCGTCACAACATATACACTATTCAAAAAGTGATTTAGACTATACACTAGATGTCAATAGAATATTTGATAACCTTTATAATGAGGAAGAATAATGGCGGTATCAGGCTCAACAGACTTTGAATTAGACGTAGCAGATTACGTTGAAGAGGCTTTTGAGCGTTGCGGCTTAGAAGCTAGAACAGGATATGATTTAAAAACAGCAACCAGATCCCTCAATTTGATGTTAGCTGATTGGGCAAATCGTGGTTTAAATCAATGGACTATACAACAAAGAACAATATCTTTGGTAAAATCTGATGGTGAGTATAGTCTAGATCCTGATGTTATTGATATTTTAGCCGTTGTTGTGCGCAGGGATGGCACTGATTTTAGTATTAACAGAATAAGTCGTGATGAGTTTTTAGCTATTCCTACTAAAACAACTGAGGGAAGACCCACGCAATTCTTTTTAGACAGGCAAATAACACCAAATTTAAAAATATGGCCTTTACCTGAAAATAGCACAGATGTTATAGTATATGACTCATTAACTAGAATAGATGATGCTGATACAGCTAAAAATACAATGGAGGTTCCATTTAGGTTTTATCCATGTTTAGCTGCTGGTTTAGCTTATTATTTATCTTTAAAACGTGCGCCAGAAAGAGTTCAAATGCTCAAGGCTGTCTATGAAGAAGAATTTCGTAGAGCGATAGATGAGGACAGAGACAGAGCTTCTTTTCAAATATCACCAAGTTTAAGGAATTATCGTATTGTCTAAATTTGCAACAGGCAAACATGCTTTTGGCATTTCAGACAGGTCTGGCTTCAGATACCGTCTGAAAGACATGCGCAAAGAGTGGAATGGCCTGTTAGTTGGTAAGGATGAATATGAAGAAAAACACCCTCAGTTGGAACCTTTTGGTAAAGTTGCAGATCCAGAAGCTATAAAAAATGCTAGGCCAGAAACAAATTTAATAAATCAAAGAAGTTTTCAATATGGCTTTAATCCTGTTGGTTTTAAAACAATACCGGGTATGATTGAAGAGAATGATTTAGTTGCTACAGGTCAAGTTGGTACGGTCACTCTTTTCTTTCCTGAGGCGCTTGGTACACAAGGCATAGGACAAGTTGGAAACGTAACAGTAATTGTTCCTTCTTTTGTTACCGTTTCTATTTCAGGCTTTACGCTTCTTACAGGCTCTGTCGGAACGGTTTCTGTCGAAGAAGGAACAAGCTTTGCAACCACGGGGTCTAGCAGCACGACTGCGGTTGGCACTGTAACAGTGCTCATAGCAAATGTCATTGCTCCTGCTACTGGTATAAGCGCGTCATCCTCTGTAGGCTCTGTTACCACTGTAACAAATGTTACTAATTATGCTGTTACTGTTGCTTCTGGTACAAACGTATATGGAAGTGGTAATAAATATTATATTAATGGAGCTGTGTCTCCGACACTTACATTAAATGAGGGCA